ATTTTCTTGAAACCATGATCCAATACCATATTGTTTTCTACCATCAACACCCATGATACCACCATACGCTGCCATCTGTCTGTTAGGTAAAGTTGGTCCTGTTGGTTTAGGTGCAAAAGGATTGATTGGTTTTGTAGGGTCATTAGGTAATGGTTGTCCACCTGACATTTGACCTTCAGTCATTGCTTGTTCCATAAATTGTTGTAGAGACATAGGTTCCATACCTTGCTCTATCATGTCCTCAACATATTTTAGATACTCTTCTTCTAGTTGAGCCATCATCATTTGTTGCTGTTCTTGTGGGGACTTAGGACCTTCATTACCACTATATTTTATAGATGGTGCGTTAGTCTCTAGTTCTTCTGAAATTTGTATATCTTCTATTCCCATGGTTTTACTAGTTTACTTTGTTTTACTGAACAAATCAAGAGGTGGCATGATAACTTTTACGTCCTGAGCCATCTCCTCTGGCTTGTAACCTTTGACTTCCCAGTCTTTTTTTTCTTTAAAAATCTCTCCAGTTTCCTTGTGTCTGTAAGTTTCTTCTACTTTAGCGTTGTATACTTTCATTACGATACTACCTCTTTCTTGATATTTAAATAGCTAATAGCTACGTCAAACGAATCTGCAGTGCTTGATTGTATTGTAAAGGCTTTTCCACCTTCAACTATTAGCGGTTGGGTTAATAATTCTGTTGTAACATTAGCAGTTAAAGCTGCAGATTTTATAGCTGTAATACTGTTGTTTGTAACAGTCACACTAGGTGTACCGGCTGATGTAACTAATATTGATTTAATAACATATGTTTCACTAACCAAAGGATTACCAGACCCCAAAGGTGTAAGTGCTCCACCACTTGTATTGTTGTCTAGACCTACAAATTTATATTGGTTTACTACTGCCATTAATCTAAAAAGAAACTTCTAGCTTCTATCTCTTGTTTTAATTCTTGTTGAAACGATGTATTAAGTTTTTCAATAACAGCATCTAAATCTCTGACTAACGATTGTGCTATATCTACTTCGTACTCATCACTTGCTCTTGTTAATGTTTGAACTATCTTTGCCATAAACTTGCAATGCCTCCTTCAGAATACCTACCTCTATAGCTTTCTCTGTTTGAGTCCTCTTTATTATATCCTACACTAGAACTTGTTGTTGGACCACTGTCTTTGCTATCATCACGTTCTGTCGGAGAATAATCAGGACCTGAGTAAATGGTACCATCAATCTCTACTGCACCTGCATCACTATCTAGTAATGCCTCTTCATAGTTTGCATATTTTTTATCATCAAGCATTCTATTTGTAATGTTATCTAATCTTTTATTTGCTACTCTTCTATCTCTAGCTTCGTCGTATGCAGATTGTGTATCATAACCGGTAAGTTGTTTTCTATATTTATTTGCTAAAGTTGCTGCACCCGTAAATCCAACAAGAGGTAATATACCTGAAGGCATGTTGCTCATCAAAGTATTTGCTCCTAATCTTACTCCCGCTCTTTTAAACATATTTGTTAAATTACCAGCAGAAAAAGCTGGGTTAATTCCACCACCAGTAAATATATCAATTTCTGATTGTTCTGGAGAGGCTATACCTAATTTTTCGTATGCCATGTCTATAGCTTTACTCATGCCGTATTGTTTTGCTAATGGTATTGCTATAGCCATTACTAATTGTTCCATTATCGTCTTCCTCCAGCATGTATATCTAACCTAAAAGTACCTAGTTTCCAACTACTATCTACTGCAGTATTGGATATTGTAAGAGCTATCGCTCTTCCTCTTGCACGTGTGTCTACTTTATCGGTAGAAGATGATACTGTAAAAGGACCTAGTGATGAGCTTGCTGCTGTATCATTAGGATAATTTCTTAAATCTAATTGTATAATGGAGTTTCCTTGTTGAGAAATAAAGTCAGGTATAATTCTACTAACTCTCATAATATTTTCACCATCACCTCTAAGATCACCTAAACTAGTTGCTGCACCTCTAACAACTTTTTGTGTAATGTCATAATCACCAGATGTTATACTAGCTGGAATAGCTATTGTAGCTCCTCCTCTTATTTGATTAACTCCTGTTTCATGTTCATAGTAATAGGTAACACCGTCTGTGTTTCCAACTACGTCAAACGAAGCATCATCACCTGCATCGTATTGAGTTGCATGAGGTAAACCAAACACAGCAGAATCTTGCCAAGTTGTTCTAGAAAATAAACTACTAGCATTTGTAAACCATATAGGTCTTTTAGCTGTTGAGTCTAAATAACTATATGTAACTGCTCTTGTATTAACATTTGAATCCGCTGTTGGATAAAACCATGTAATCTCACCAAACAAATTATTAATACCACAATAAATTAATTGACTAGATAAAGTATTTATATTTTCATAAACATAGTCTTCAACTAAACAATCCATAGATTCTAATTTACCAGTGTATCTAAAGAAACCATTGTCAGACATCCAATACGCAGCACCATCAACTTCAACAGCTGCGTTCTGTCCTATCAATCCACAGTTACTACCAACTTGTTCAAACGCAAAAATAAAATCTCCACCAACAAAACGCATAGTAAATAATGAATTATCACTCCAAATATATATTGCATTTCTACCGAGTTTAGCACCCACGATCCGTGATCCGGCGGCCAGTCTTTGTGAACCAGCACTATTTTCAGATGTTACAGTATAGTCTGTAATATCTTCTTGAGAAGAAAATCTTATAAACATATCGTCTTGTGTATTTTTATCACCAATAGTTGTTTCTGTTCCAAAGAAAACTAAGTGACGATCTGGCGTAGAGACTAACATATCACGTGACGCTGTTGGTGCACCACTAATAATAGTTGCACGAGTTGCAGTTGCGTTAGTTAAATCACCGTTCCATTGAAAACACTCACCATTGTGTATTAAAGCAATTAGTGTACTTCCTAAATTATCTAAAGACCATAAACCGGGATCTAGTACTGAATCAGTATTGACCGCAGCAGAACCCCATCCTGTAAAACTAGATGTGTTGGTTACTGTGTCTCCGCTTGAGTGAGATGCGTTTGCAGTTCCTCTAACATTTCTAGTGATACCAGTTAAATCATTTCCTGATATACCTGTGTAAGAAATTTCTTCTGTGCCAACTTGTATAAAGTTTGTTCCGGTAGTTGGAAAACCTACTGTACTTGTTAGTGTAATATTTGTTCCTGAACCACCTGTACCAAATGCATTAGCACTTAGTGATCCATTTAAAGTAGTTGTTATTGGTCCAGTAACATTTCCACCCCATAAAGATATACCCCAACCATAAGCACCTGCTTGTTCTGCGGGACCTACGTTATAATATCTAAAATAAGTTATACCTCCAGAAGTACTGGCTCCACTTCCTGTTTCGTTACTAGGCATTGTAATTGTAATTGTGAGAGCATCTATTACAGAAGTCACCATAAATTTTTTATCAGCAAAATCTGTAGCTGTAAAATTAGAATTAGTAATAGCACTGAAAGTTGTTGTATCACCAAATAAAATTATGTCTCCTGCTATAAAACCGTGTGCTCCAGCAAAACTTATAGTAACAGTAGGTGATCCATTAACCGTGCTAAATGCATTTGTAATAGCTGTGCCTAATGGATTAACTAGAGGATGTATATCATAATACACACCACCAGAATAAACATATAAAATACTGTTTGTACCAATAGCAGCATATTTAATTGAATTTTTATTAACAAAATGATGTAAACCTCTTGCAACACCTGTTAGTTTACTATTTCCTAATTGAGACCACCCACCTATTTTTTCAGGTGTACCATATCTAAAACGTACATTTTCACCATCAGTCCACTGTGACTCAGCTCCTGTAGATGTAACTTGTTTGTTAAAACCTGGTAAAAATCCTAATTTTTGTAGCATAATTCTACTCTACTTTATCAATTATTAAATTCCAAGATAAATTATTTAGTAATTCATCTATGTTAAAATCTCTTTTATTACTAGATTTAACATAATTATGCAGCTCTTCAGTATCAAATATAATCCATTGATTTATAGTTTCAAAAACCATTTTATCAGCTTTAGATTTAAAATAACCAACTTTACCAAAATCGTTTTCTTTGAATTTAATTACTGGACTTAAATCAAATTTAAGTTTTTGATTAGTTCTATTTCTAATTATTCCTTCGACATGCCAAAGTTCATCTTGGATTTCTTTTGAACTAGCATAGTTTACATTGTCTAATTTGTCAACAAATTTCATAAGTATTTACTTATATGTTATATATGTTATATAATTTATTAAACTAGAAAGCAAAATTTGTATGAAAAGTAAATACCTTTATATTAAAAATGTAGTTAGTAAGGATATGTGTAATTTTACTACAAACTGGTTATTTGAAAAAATGAAAAATTTTCCTTCTGATCCTCAAGTAACAAATTCTCCAGCGATTCATTCTAGAAATGATGAAGTTATGAGAGCATTATTACATTACGTAAAACCTAAAATTGAAAAAGCTACTAAATTAAAATTAAAACCAATATATTCTTATTCTAGAATATACATAGAAGGTGCTGATTTAAAACCACATAGAGATAGACCAGCGTGTGAAATAAGTTGTTCTCTTACTTTAAATTATAAATATAAAAATAAAAAATATTTTTGGCCATTATATATGGCAAATAAACCCATAAATATAAAAAAAGGAGATGCGGTAATATATAAAGGTGGAGAAATAACTCACTCTAGAAAAAAATTTAAAGAAAAAAATACATCATGGCATCATCAAATATTTTTACACTATGTAGATTTAAATGGACCGTTTGCTAATTTAGAGGAAGAAATTAATTTATGAAAAATTTTATAATTGTAGGAGGAGGAACTGCGGGAATGTTG